TGGGTGGGTTTGTAGGGTCATCTGGGGCGGTGGGGTCAAGGTCCAGCTTGGCCATGGCGTCCATGAGCTCCTTGCTCTCAGCCTCCAGCAGCACCTTGTCGGCCTCCTGGTCATAGTCATCGGACAGCCAGCCCCGGCGGGTCATCTCGTTGATCGTGGCCTCCCGGCTGATCTCCCGGCGCTTGCGGGCGTTCTCAATCGCGGTCCAGCCAGCCTCATCAGGATCATTCAACCCAAAGTCAACATTCATTTCCACGCTGGGTCCGCCGTCCCCGATCCCGCCCCAGTCGGACATCACCATCAGGGCCGTCTCCAGGGCGTCCTTGAATACCAGGGTCATTGCCTGGAGCTGGCTGAGGGCCTCGGCACTGTCGAGGGCGCGCACGGTGGCCTTGAGGTCCCCCGGCTTCTCCTTCAGGAACTGGGCCCCGTAGGATGCCATGAGTCCCTCCAGGTGCTGGAGCTTATCCTCACCAGTCTTGATGGCTGCGCCGGTGTGCTCCACATAGTAGAACTTGCCGTGCTCGCTCCGGGTGGCCAGTATCTGGTTGGGCCCGAGGCGCATCAGCCCCCCGTCCCCGGCCTCATTCTGGTCCACGCCACTCATCGCCAGCATCGGGAAGCACGCCACGCTTATGATGTTGTTGAGGTCTGCGTCCAGCTGCCAGTGGCGCACGTTCATGTAGGCGAGGTCCAGGAGCGGGGGCTTGGACACCCCGAGGGACTGCCGGGACGTGTAGAAGGTCACCATGGGGATGTAGTCCAGGTCAGTCGCCCACTCATCGACCATGACCCACTCCTCCTTGCGCTGTCCTTTCCTGAGCTCCCATATCTGGACAAGACCAGGCTCCAGGACGCGGATGCGCTCTTGAACAGCCTCGCCCCAGCCGTCCCGGACCACCTCTGACTCGCTGATGCGGACGTGGTCAAGGACCTCCCGCCCGTTGACCAGGGTCCCGGACATGAAGATGACTGACTCAGGCGGGATGTGGAGCAGGTAGGGCCGGGCGTTGCTGGCCCGGTCGTCGGCAAGGGTCCGCTCTGTGCCGCCCTCCTCATCCTGCCTCGGCATGTCGATGAGGACGTGGCTGAGGCCCTTGGCCAGGCCGTCGCGGAACCAGCGCCGGGCGAACACGTCCAGGCTGTTGCCCTGGAGGTCCACATCCTCAGACCAGTCCTGGTGCTGCTGCGGGGCGTCCTCCGCCAGGCGGACAGGGTCGCTGAAGGGCTTGCCAGCCAGCATGTCCAGGGTGATCTCAGTCATGTTCAGGAGGGTGGCCCCGGCCAGGCGGCGCGTCCAGCTGGGCTCGCTCTCCTCCTGGTGCCTGGGCATCAGCGCCTCTCCTGCCTCCCGCATGGCCTCGGTGCCCCCGAGGAGGCTGTTGACCAGTGCCCAGCGCGGAGTCATCCGCCCGTAGGCGGAGGAGGGCGTTGCGGGTGTTGCGTCTTTGTCGGCCATCACTGGACCCTCCGGTGCACGGTGAGGTCCTGCCGCCGGACACGGTAGCGTGTCTCATCAGCAATGTGGTCCTCTGCTTCAGTATCTATGTCATCCATGTCGCGGTCAAGGCGGGAAAGGCTTGGCACCGTCATCTGGAACTGCTGACAGCGGTCGCACACGAACAGCCCCGGCTTGGTGCGGACCACCTCCCCGTCCTCGGGCCGGGCGCTGGACATCATCTGCCGCATCACCTCCCAGCCGTTCTTGCGGGAGCCCGGACCCTTGTTGGCCTGCTCCCAGGTGACGCCCTTGCCGCGCATGATGCTCTCAGCCGTTGGGCCGGAGTCATTGGTGTAGATGTTGTGGTCAGCGGGCCCAGGGCGGACAAGTCCCTTGAGCCCTGCGTCCTCCTCCCGGTCCTTGATCCCCTGCGCCACCGCGTCAGGCAGCATCTTGACGCCCTCGTTGCGCTTGCCGGTCCAGCCGTACCACTCCAAGAAGCGGATGAGGTCACCCCGGACGGGGCCGATCACGCGGCCCTCCCACTCAATCGGCTCCCCGTTGCTCTCCAGCCACCAGCCCACGGAGAAGGGCGTGGAGGAGCCCCAGTCAAGGCTCCGGTCGATGCGCCAGCCCCGGGGGATGAGCCGGGCGGGGAAGTTGCCCACCACGTTGGTCTTGCGGTCCCAGACGTCATCAAACATGCCCCCGGCGACAATGTCCCAGGAGCCGTGGAGCCAGGCCTGGAGCTCAGCGTCATTGCGGGCTGCGACCCGGATGCGGCTGATGTAGTTGGGGTCGCTGTCCATCAGGATGCGGTTCTCATAGATGTGGCCGTGTATGGACATGCGCGGGGGCTCCAGCTCCCCGTCAGAGGAGCGGGCATTGACGATGGGCTTGTCCCGCATCACCGGGAGGCGGTAGCGCTCCTTGACCCAGTTGTGGCCCACTCCATACGGGTTGGTGGTGGAGCGGACGCGGGCACGCACCGCAACGTCCGGGTGCGTGGAGCGGCAGCAGGACTGCATGATGGTGAAGCAATCGGATGTCGCCCAGGTCGTCAGCTCCTCAAAGCCAATCCAGGGATAGGCGTGGCCGTGGTAGGCGCTGTAGTCATCCACGCGCCGCATATGGCGGAGCAGGAGCTGCTCGCCCCCGGGCCAGGTCCAGGTGCTGTTCGCCTCGTTGAACTTGGGAGGGTTGCGCATCCGGCTGAACCACTTTTTGGACTTGCTGATCACGTCAGCCAGCTCGGGGTAGCTCTTGCGGAACAGGATGCCCCGCCACTCCGATCCAAACCCCTGTCCGGTGTCCATGGCGAAGTCCATCAGCAGCGCATCGGTCTTGCCCGGCCCCCGGGTCCCCTCATAGAGGACCTCAAAGAGCGGGCACTGCAGGAATGCTGTCTGCGAGCCGGGCTGTGGAGCCCAGACGATGGGGACATCAAGGGGCATCAGTGGAGGGCCTGCCACATGTCGCTCATGAGCTCCCGGTACAGCTCCCGGGCCTCCTTGGCGATGTCGTCACTGTTGAACTGGTCCCCGTAGGACTGGCCCAGGTACTCAGCCAGCGCTCCCCCGGCGGCAAGGACAGCCTGGCTGGTGCGGCCCTCCTCTCCCTGGTCGTTGACCTGCGTGAGGGCGATGACGCCCGGCTTGAGCACGGACTCAAGGCGCACCTCCAGGAAGCGGGTGGCGTCCCGGCGCTCCATCAGCTTGATCTCAAGGTTGTCGTTCATGGCTGCTGCTCCTGGTCTGTGAACACGCGCTGCGTGAGGTTGACGGGTCCGAAGGTAAACACCCCCAAGTGCCAGGTCCACGTCGCCTGCCACGCGTAGCCCCGGGGGTCAGACAGACAGGGCTCCGCCCAGGCGATGTCCCAGGTGCCGACTGGCTCCGCTGTGTCGTAGCGGCGGAAGGGCCCACCCTCATCCATGCAGGACTGTCCGCCGTTGTGACCAGGCGTGAGGGGGCGCACCGTTTCGCGGTAGGCGATGCGGGGACGGGGGAGCCCGAGGGCGTCACCCGGGAAGCTCCGGGCAAGGGTGACGGTCTGGCCGTCAATCGACACCTCCTGCGGGTTGTAGACAAGGCGAGTCGCGGGGAGGACCTGCGCGGCAAGGTAGGCGGCACAGAGTACAGCAAGAAACATCCACGGACGTGAGTTGCCCACTTCAGCTACCTTCCCTGTTACCTTCCCAGCCATTGCGTCGCTGACTCCCTGGCCCACTGTAGGGCCTGCTCACCGAAGAACCACAGCGCCGCGATGACGGGTGCGACCTTCAGACACATTCCGCCCAACCAGGCGGTCATCTCGATGCTGCGCGCAAACTTCCTCAACAGGTTGTCGAGGCGCTCGTCATCCGGTGTGCGTGTGCTGGGCACGCTCTCCAGGGCGGCAATTCGGGCCTCAAGCCTCTTGAGGTAGTCATCTTGGTCAGACAATTTAGCTCTCGCCTCCCTGGTCACTGGCGTCCTCTGACGGCTTGGATGCCTGGGCCAGGAACTCCTCCACCGTCATCTTGGGCGGGACCAGGAGCACGCCCCCGGTGATGTCTGCTTCCAGCTTCACGTTGTCACGGAAGCGCTCCGGGCGGACGGCCTTTGCGAGGGTGATGGCGAGGGTGTCGCTGAACTCAGTGATGTGACCTACAATCTCGCCCTTGTAGAACACCGGCTTGTCTGATCCGTCAATCGCCCTGCGGGCCATCTCTGCCTCAAGCCGGTCTGCGAACATTTCCAGGCTCTCCTCCCAAAGCTCACGCCACTCAGGCTGCCCGAGGGTCTCAAGCTCCTTGATGCGAGTGGTGACCCAGGAGCCCTGGAAGCCAAAGGCGGCGCAGCTGGCGTACTTGACGCCCGTCTCCTCAACCCGGGCGCAGATGGCCTGGAACACCTCCCAGGTCAGGGTGGTGGGCCGTCCGACACCGGACTGCTGCTGGGGGGTCTTTGGTGAATCTTGTCGTGGCATGTGGCGCAAACTCCCGTGCGCGGGAGAATACCAACAAAACGCAAGTTAGGCAATCCCCAGCCCACGGCCACTCCAAACCGTCTTAACTTACTTAACTTAGCCCAGGAGACAGGCGGCAAGCCGTTCCGCATAACCAGTTGACCCCCCAGGCAAAACTTAACTTACTTAACTTTCTTAACTTAAATAGGGGAGGGCAGTCTTAACTTCCCTGTCGGGCGAAGTGAAACCACCCTAAGAAAGTTAAGTAAGTTAAGACGGACGCAATTCTCTGTTTGGACTCATACACTTATGCGTCTTAACTTCGCACCCTTTGGGCACCCCGAAGTTAAGACGGCCCACCGCTAAGTTAAGACGGTCCCTTGGGCAGCCGGGCTCCGGGTCCACTCACCCCGTCTTGCCTTCATGCGCAGCGAGGACCTCAGCCCAGGAGGCATACGCCTCGCCCCGGGGGTCAAGGTCATCAAACCGGGCTGCCCGGAGGCGCTCAGCAATCTGCATGATCTGGTTGTCCTCGCCCTCCCGCCGGAGGACGGCCATGAGCCCCGCGCACTGTTGGGGACGGTCCCCGGCCTTGTAGTCCACTGTCTTGTGGCACTGGAAGGCGCTCCCGGCGGCAATCTCCTCCAGGCGGTCACTGCCCAGCCCGAAGCCCTCACCAACGCCCCGGCGGAACGGACAGTTGATACACGGTCGCTTCAGGTCAAACAATTCCCAGCACCTCCATGCCCAAGGGCTCCGCCCCGGCGTTCCTGAACTGGAAGCCAAGCAGCGCCACCTGTCCAACGAGGTCCATGCGGTTCACCCGCAGCTCCCGGTCCTCGCTCTCCTCGGCAGTCCGCCATATCCGAACAACAACAGTCAACATCACCGCCTCCCAAGCCCGCGCAGGGCTGATTCAATCACCGCCAGCTGTGCGTCCCGCCGCACCTCGTTGACCTCGCTCTGTTGGCCTGGGAGGAACACAGACCCCTGGTCCAGGAGCTCAAGCGCCCAGGGGCGGAGCCGGATGATTGTGAGGGCCTCAAACGTCTCCCCGCAGTACACAGGCACCCTCATGCCGCCACCCCCGGCTTCAGGCAGTCCAGTGCCCTCTCCCGCCTCGCCAGCTCTGCCATCGCCTCCGGGCCGTCCTCCTGGGCGAGGTCCCGCAGCTGTCCGATGCCCCCGACGATGCTGTCGTCAACCTCCTCCCGGGTCGCGTTGCGGCCCTCCCTGATCCAGGCCACGTTGGTCGGGTCCCCGAGGTCGATGAGGATGCCGCCCCCGTCCACCTGGAACGGCTCCCAGTCCCGCGTCTCCCACAGCAGCGTCACGCCCGGGTTGCGCTTGACCATCACCCCCACCTCCTGGTCCCCGGCCTGGCTGGGCATCCGGCGCATGTTGGGGTTGAGGAGGAACGGGC